CCTGTTGCACCTGTTGGACCTGCGGTTCCTGAAGGACCTGTTGGACCTTCAAGGTTACCTACGTTCTTCCATGCGGAAGTAACAGTGTCCCAAATAATTAAGTTACCGTTTGCAAGTAACCATGCTTCACCAGCTACGCCTGTTGGGCGGTCAGCTTGTAGTGCAGCAAGCGTTGCGTACTCTCCAAGAAGGTTTAATCCTTGACCAGGAGCACCAGTAGGACCTGTTGCACCAGCTAAACCAGAAACACCCTGAGCACCAGTGGCACCAGTAGGGCCTGCGTTTCCTTGATTACCTTGAGGTCCTGTAGCACCAGTTCGACCTGTTGGTCCTGTTGCTCCAGTTGCACCTGCAGGAATATTTAAAGTATCAAATACCCAAGCGTTATTGCTGCGACGGTATAGACGTAGCTGTGTAGCGTTTCCAGTAATGCGGACAAAGGCCCAGTTAGTTGGAACTGGACTTGGGTTAGCAGCTTGAAGGTCAGCTAAGGTGTCATAAATACCAAGGTAACGAGAGTAATCTCCCTGAGGACCTGTAGGGCCAGTAGGACCTGTAGGTCCAGTCGGCCCATTTAAAGGGCCCGTTGGGCCTGTAGGCTGTGGGTACCAGTTACCGTTATCTGGCGGAACTATAATAATGTCTGGCATATCACTCCACCGTTGTCACTTGCTGGGTCACGAATGTCTGTCCTCTTAAGAAGGTTCTTTGGAAGTTGTTGTCCACAGATGATGTGGCTTGTAGGTCCCAAAAACCTCTGACTGGTAGATAGCGTGTGTCCTGTTGTGGTAGCGAAATTCTGATACGTCCAGTCTGAACGTCCACAATTGTAACATTGAAGGCTACCCACCGAGTAGGTGAATTTGGATAAGTTCTAATCTCTGCAGAAAACTCTAAATTGGTAACAGGAGCGCCTAGGATAAAGTCCTGTGAATAACTATCTCCCTGATTCATAACAAGGTCTTGAACCTGGATAGTAGATGGGAAGGTCTGTCGACCAATCATGTCATTCTGTATATACACACGCTCTGGTTTACGGCCGTCATCAAACTCTTGTGGCATATAGATAGGAACAAGCTTATTAGTACGCTTAGAGGAGCGGCGCAGGTTACCTACCTGAATACGCCATAGTCCTATATTTAACTGGGCACATAGAGAGCGGTACTGCTCTTGACGCTGTGCAATCATGCCTGTTAATTGAGCGTAGCGTTCGCTTCGTGGGATTACCACACCATCTGGAGCGGTGATGTTAATGTCAAATGCTGCATCTGTAGCTAAAACCCAGAGTGCTTCAATAGTAGCTAGGATAGCAATTGGATACTCTTCTACCGCAGGAAGGGTTGCCATAGTAACGCGGCTACCGTATGCATCTGTTCTTTCATAGGTATGCTGCTCAATAGCTGTATTAATAAAGCGGGTGATATCCGCATCAGAGAAGTAGCGGAAAGCTGTGCCATTAACAGTCAGGACTTCGCCTGCTGATATTGGGTTTAAAAATCTAACAATCCCTGTATCAACCTCTAGCTTATAGCCAGTAGGGGCAGGGATAAAGTTTTGAGAAACTCTAACTAAAAGAGTGAAAGGGTCTACAGGCTTATTATTTAAATAGTAGGCGGTAGTAGCTCCATCACTTGTTGCAGTGAATTGGAATTCCTTTGGCTGGTCACCCAACTCCAAGCGAGTCCGAGAAATCAGGTCTGACAACAGGGCCACTAACTACTCCTAACGATAGTAACGAAAAAGCGGGCAAACCTAAGTGTGCCCGCTGATTCGCCCATTAAATGCTAGATAACTCCAGCGAGGTAACCCTTTTCCTGTAGGTGTTGGGCTACGTGCTTGGACACTTTGTACTTCTGTCCAGCCTTAAAGCTATAGAAGTTTCCTACTCCTAGAGTCATGTTCTCGATGTCTTCTACGACACGGATTACAACTGAGTCTTCTTCTTTATTAGCGACTACAGTTACAGAATCCTCAATAACAGTTGCTCTATTTGGAATAGTAGCGTCTACAACTTCATCAAGTTTAATCTGGGCTTCAGCGGACGCCATAGACATCTCTGCTGCGCGAGCTTGAAGAGCATCTGCATTATCTGCAATCTGCTGTGCACGAGCGCGGCCAGTAACGTCTTGAGGCTTTACTTGTCTTGCCATTTATATTCTCCTAATTAGTATCTGTTGAGTGGGCAGTTTTTAGACGTACCCAGGTCTGTGGATTAGTTGGTTTCTGCAATAACAACAGACTGGTCAGTAATAAGACCAAGACCGAAGATTGAGTACCAAGCAAGTGCGTGCTCACGACCGAAGTCAAGAATACCACCGTCACGGAGTTCAACTGGAAGAGAGATTGCGTGACCGAATGCGTTATCTCCAATGAAGATAGCGTCATAGCGGTCTGAACCACCATTACCTGTGAACTGTGCTGGAGTAATGTAACCTCCACCAGGTGTAACAGTTGGGTTAGCAACTGCTGAGTCAGCGGTGTAGTTAGTACCAGCACCACCAGCTACCTTACGTACCTGTGTTGTTTCGATGAATACGCAGTCGTACAAACGACCAACTTCACCGAGCATGAAGTTACCAGGAGCAGCGTACTTAGTTACTTCGATAAACTCTGGGTTATCACGAAGCTGACGGCTCTGGTGTGGGTGGATAAACGCAACGTAAGTTTCGCCCAAACGTGGGATGTTCTTGGTTGCGAGTGTCTCAACAACGTCCTTAACTGTGTGTGGTGTAAGGTAGTTAGCGCCAGTCATGCTTGCGCGGTTTGTACCCTTAGTACCATATGCATACCAGTTGTTGACTGCTGAAAGGTTAGAGCGGTCTTCACCGTAGATGGTTGAAGTCGCTGCATAAAGTGTGTCGCGTGATAGCTGGTCTAGGTAGATAGCCATGTTACGACCGAGAAGACGTGAAGCAGAAGCCATTACGTCATCGAATGAAGCGTTAAGCAAGAGCTCTGATACAGCAAGAGCATAACCATGCTCTGTTACTGTGATTGAGAACTGCTGTGCTGTAAGCGCGTTTGTCTGCATACGAACACCTTCGACAAGTGCGTTAGCAAAGCCGAGGTTGTTGTAGCGGAGGAAGTTAATCTGTAGACCAGGTGCAACACCAAGTTCAGTCTTCTTGACTGCGAACTGCTCGAAGCGAAGGATAGGCATTGCCTGGAAAAGGATTTCCTTAGACCAGATAACCTGAATCGCCTGAGTCAACTGTGTGTTTGTACCTGAGTACGCTGTTGGGGCTGCGGCTAGATTGCCAGTACCCGTAATACCAGATGCCATTTTAGTTGTTTACTCCTTGTAGGTTGGATTTGGGATTGTGGGATTTACCCGAACAAGCCGCGAGACTTACCACGAGCCGAAGCGCTCATGATACGTTCTCTGTATTTTGCATAGTCATTCATCGACATTGACTGAATATCTTCAGCCGTTAACGCACGTTGTTCCGAATTGTCGTCCATTGGTCCGAGCGGGGGCGTGGTTACCCTGGTCCCCGTCATTTCTTTACGCGCATTCTGCATTGCAAACTGCGCCGATTCAAGAATCTTGTTTGAACGTTCCTTCAAGCTCTCAATACTTGCTTCTACTTCTTCGCGGGTATTGCCGCTAATCAGGTCTACAAGTTCTGGGATAATGTTTTCACGTTCTGCGTCTACACGTTGTGAACGGTAGTTCTGTAGGTCAGCAAAAGTTCTTTCGCGTTCCAGAAGAGCGAAGGCACGTTCACGTTCTTGACGCTCACGCTCCAACTGCTCCTGCCACTCTGCTTCCTTAGTCTTAAGCAAAGTACGAACATCCATATCACCTTCAAGAGCTTCCTGCTGAGCCTTAGCCTTAGCCTCTGCTTCTGCAGCACGTGCAGCAAGTTCTGCTTCACGCTCTTTCTTAATGCTATCGAGTTCTTCCTTCAGCTTATCAATCTGAGGATAGAGTTTTTCTTTCTCCTGGCTACGAACTTTAACCAGGTCTTCTTCCGTATAAAATTTGGAAGTCGCCTTAGTAGTAGGTGCGTCAGCAACAACAGCGTTGTTTGACGACTCAGCTACGACTGGAACGGTTCCTGCTTCAGCTGCAAAAGCTTCTGCATTTAGTCCTGCTGTTTCCATACAAGATTCCTTTTTCTCCTAGGGGTCGTTTTCCGAATGCCCTTACGGGCGTAACACATATGACCAAACGTTGTATCTATTGTCTTTCTTAATACAAAAAATGTCAGGGTAAACCTTTATTTTTCGTACTCTTCTGGTACTCGCCTCTGTGGGAGGACAGTGCCATAAGCTTCTGTTACCAGCTTGTTGCGAAGGTCGGCCTCGCCCATATCGGCGGCCATTAGCGCTTCGTCTATAGTTGCTGGCATTACTGCTGGGGCTCCTGCGGCGCCTGGTTCTAGAGGCTGACCTGGTTTGCCACCAGTTTCTGGGTTAGGCATAGTGCCTGTAAGTTCTGCGATTTCCTGCTCAATCTGCGTCTGTAGAAGTCGTAACGCACCATCAGCCACAGCGTCATCCATAAGTTCCTGACGAATTTCATTGAGCTTATCGCTTGGGAAAGACTCGCCAAGTGAACGAAGGGCCCCCTCCTTAGACTCTAGCCCTAGAGACAACATAGATTGAACTTCGTTAAGTGCAATCAACTTATCTAATGGCAGAGGCTGTGGGAAATGTACATATGTTTGATAGGTAAGTGGGTCGTTAGGGTCTAAACGGTCAACCTGACCTGTCTTAAGTTTTACGTTGCGGGTAGGGTCCCAGATAAGCATCTCTGGTTCCTTAACAGCAAGGCTGCGGATAATAAGCTCATTAATAAGTTCTAGTCCGCGTGCATACTGAATAATCTTCTGGTGGTAGCGGTTCATCAAAGGCTGGAACATGATGGATAGGGCTACGCCTGATGTATTAGAGATTGGCTGTGCCTGACCAAGAGCGGTCTCAGGTACACCAACCATTTCATGCATAGACTTCTTTAGCATAGCTAGGAAGTCCATAGCACCCTTAAGACCTTGTGAGCCGCCTTCTAGGTTTTCTACCTTCGCGTCTTTTGGTAGTCCGCCCCAGACCTTGTTAGCGCCCTTTTCCAATTGTGAAGCTTTGGCACCAATGATGACTGTGACGGGAGCAGCATGATAATTAACGATGTCAGCGATGTCAGTAGCAGTCTCGTTATAAGTACGGTTAATATTAATAATATCAAAACAGTCAGCAAGGCCCCAAGGGCTACCGCTAATACGAATATTTGGAATATGAATAACGGGAATAGTACCAAGCGGGTTAGGGCGCGAATCAATAAGTTCATCATTGATGTACTCCTCGATGATGTCGTCTGTGAGGATTTCGGTGTAAGTAAACACCTGACGTGTTCCTTCTAGTGATGTGCCCCAGAAACGATACTTTAATTTAAAACGAATTAAGCGCTCGCGGTCATGTGGGTGGAACTCTGGAAACGCAAACGATGCGTTAAGTGGAAGGATACGAACACGTCCTGGGTGTTTCATACCAGATGAATCTTCCCACGGTTCTTCGTAAGCAATCTTTACAAAGCAGTCACCTGATACGGTTCCCTGCTGTCCCATTTCCCATAGGACTGTTGCCTTGTTGTTATCTACTTCCCAAACACGTTCTAGTAGGTCAGGGATAATAGCTTCGGTTTCACGAGGGCTTCTAAAATCTACGCCCTTACCAAAAGCAAAGTTAATAATAAAATCTGAGAAGGCACGGTAGTAATTAAGTACTAGCTGGCTATCGCCAATCTGACGACGGTATGAATAGTGGTGGCCAAGATACATCGCCCAGTTAAGTGAATAACGGTTTAGGCGTGGGCCATGAACTTCAAACTCCTCATCTGCCAACTCGACAAGGCCGAGTGGAGAAATGGAGATGGTTAAGTCGCTGGATGCCGCCCTATACGATGGGGGCGAAAAGTCAATGCCGCTCATTTCACCTTCTCTAAACTAGAGTTAAAGGGTACCACTAAATCTATATTAGCGAAACCGCGTTACCTTCTTAGTTACTGGCTTGGTAACTTTTTTCTTCTGGTCTTTTTCTTTTTTCTCTTTGGCCTCTTCCGCGTAGTCTCGCATACGAGGGTCTACTTCGCGCTTAGAGTTAACATACTGACCACCCATTGCGTTGTATCTAGAGTGAATCCAGTGTCCGCGGGCAGGAGAGTTTTTAGAGAACTTTGAATTCGCCTGTGCGGTAATCATGTTCCAAAGTTTAGGATTAGCGGGTTCCCGCTCTTCCGTTTCCTTTGCTTCTTTTCCTCTAATCAGTGCCATCTTTAATCCTTATAAAATGGGAAGCCCACCCCTGTGACGTATTCGCCGTACAAACAGGGGTGGGAAACCTAACTAGTCGTTTACTACAGCTGGGTTGCCAGACTTCTGTGGACCGCCGCTACGATTAACTTCTTCGAAACGGTTGTCGCCATGGTCAGCGAATGCGCCAGATGAAAAGTCGTTAAGACTTGCTGGTGCTGAAACCCATGCAGCAGAACCTACGTGAGCACGCTCACGCATTGTTTCTTCTGCAGTCTTTGTGTGAACAGCCTTATTACGATTTGGACGACCTGCAGCTGGTTCGTATCCCTGCATAGCACCAGTGGTGAACTGTGTTGGGATGTCTGTGTCTGTTGCAAGACCTTCTTCAAAGCGTAGTGGGCCACGCTGTCCTGGTGCAGCAGGTGACATCTTACGGTCGTAAGTGGTACCTGGATTCTCAGGGAACTTAGGTGTTGGGGCAATTGCCATTTTTTATACTCCTTATTAAAGGGTTGAGGACCTCGTGTAAAAGTGTCCTACTTATTGGTCGTAAAGTCAGGCTAAACGGGTAATTACCTGCTGAAGAACGGGGACGTAGAAACCTCTACCGAAGGCATTGTCATGTCTAAGGTTAGAGCGCAGGCTATTGCCAAAGAGTCTGCATAGTCATCATGAGCATGGGCCTCGTCTGGAGCATGGGCTAAGAAGTTAGGTCCAGTGAACTTGGTCTCCAAATCCACCATTTGTTGGTAAAAACGTTTCCATCTACGCAACTGGCGAGTCTTAGCATGGGCAGGCCAACCGACCATACGACGGTCAATGAGGGCCTTGAGGTGTTTCCAACGCTTTGATTGCTCTGGCTGGCTACTGCCTATGGAATGTACTTCTGCTCTTGGGATGAGGAGTCGGAGTCTTTGTGCAACCGCATCACCCACGCCGTTAGCGTCAACCCCAACAGCAAGTACGTCGTAACTAGATAAGAAGTTAACGATTTGAAAATATTGGTCTTCCCAGTCATCACCTTGTAGCTCCAACCAATCTAGGACGCGGTGGTCAAAATATCCAAACTCATCTGGGCGGTCCCAATCTACCCAGACTACTGTTACAACTGTAGAGTCTAGCTTACGTGCAGGGTCAATACCAACTACCACAGGGGAACGGTGCCATGCCTTTACAACTTGTTGAGAGGTATCTCCAAGCTCATCCATGATGGCTGAGGTTACAAACATACCTCTTTCCAACAGCCACTTACAGCAGTATGACATCTGAAATTCATCGGAGTCTTCACCAATACGCAGTTTTTCTTTTTTGATGAACTTCTCGTAGTTAGCATTGCACTTGGATACGTCGCGGTAGTCCCACTCAAAGTGATTCTGTCTACGCCCTCTTCCCGTCTGTCTACGCTTGTTGATTTGGATAGAGCGATAGAAGTTGTTTTTGTGCGTAGTAGGTGTGCCTGTCTTAACCATTGTGCCTGAGTAGTACGCAAGCATAGGAGAGATAGACTTGGTAACAACAAAGTCATCTGCTTCTTGACACTCGTCAATAACAATGAGGTGGAAGGATTTAGATTCAATCTTTGCACGTGGGTTAGCGGTCATCATCATAAGGCTACTGCCCGAGTTTTTTAATTTAATCTGTCGTGTAACCCCAGGCACTTTGCCTAGGCTATCGTCAATCTCAGGGTCGCCAAGAATCTCTTGTGCACGTTCACTAGTAAGCCTATTAACAGTACGACCGAAGAGTGTTTCTACCTGACCTTCAACTGGTGCAAACATA